GTCAAAGGTCAATGAGTCTTCAGGAGCGTTTAGGATGTCCTTAGCCAAGCTCATAGCTTCAGACTTACCTGAGCCACTACCGCCAGCAGTAAACAGGACTGGAGACTTGTCTCCGGCTTCCTTCTTCTCTTTTAGAGCGTTTTTCCAAATAGCTTTTGAGAGCAGTGAGCTAGGCTCATGAACTGCTGCAGCCAATGAAGCGTCTTTGTCAAAGTTCGGATCTAGCTTTTTAACTAGGTCAGGATCGATTGTGTTGCCGAATGTTGACTTGTAGTCAGCGATCAGCTTCGGAGTGTCTTTTAGGATTTGTTCGTAAAAGCCGTCTTCAATACTTCGCTCATGCTCATTGAGTCCGGGTGAATGCTCGAATCCATGTTGGTCGACATATCCACCGTTAGGAAGCTCTTTGACTTTTTGGAATCCTTTTGCTTGCGCTGAGGTTGATCCTGTCTTTTCCTCCAAAGGGAGCTCTTTTTGAGCAGACTCAGGGGACTTTTCAGTAGATCCATGAGACTCACCTTTTACTTCTTTTTTTTTAGACTCTTTGGATTCAGGGGCTGCACTTGCGCCACCGGAACCGAACTGTCCATTCTTTGCACGAGGATGATCTTCCTCTTTGAACTCTGCATCGTCTTGAGTTACTTGAAATGTCTTACCGACAGGACCTTCGCCATCTTCAGGATCGGCAAAGTCTCCGTCAGTTGTCTTGTAGGAGACTTCCTCATTTTTTGGCAATGGGGTCCAAATACCGTCTTGGACTTTCTCAAAGTCTTCCTCAGCCAATTCCTCAGCTTCCGGGTCTTGATCTTCGAGAATGCCAATTTCGTTGTAGCCTGACTGTTTGTCAGTTGCCACACGCTGACGCTCATCTTCGCTGCTGATAGCACCGGAACCGATCAACACTTGTCCAGCCTGAGCCTTAGCGAGGTTAGTCGCAGCCAATTCCTCGGCAGTTGGTGTATCGAGTGGGAGCCAGTTCAATGTAGTTTCGAGGTCGAGTTTTTTCTTGAGCTGTGGCTCTACAAAAGACTTGATAACCAGTTGATGATGACGCTCAGCGAATGGGGTCAGATCGTTTGATTGGATCGATTCCAGCATTTCGTGATAACTTGCTTCTTCGTATTCGCCAGTGGCATTAAAGCCCTTCGGAGAAGTACCGAGCAGCTTAGTAGCTGGCACACCTGCAATAGCAGCCACGAGCTGATATTGGGTCATGATGAGAGAATCGAAGTCGGCTAGGGAAGTGTCGAACTGTTGGAATTCGTCACCTTCTTTATCGCCCAGCTTGACTCCGTAGTTGTCACGATACGCAGCCCATTGCTGCAATCTTCCGATTGCTGCGTTGGTGTCGCTCATGACGGCTTCCATGTCGGTTAGCCAAATAGTTGTCCGCTTGGACATTGCCAACTGAGGAGCTTCATTGGAGGTACGCTCTGCAGCATATACTCGCTCCATGATCTGCTGAGTCAGTGGCACACCGCCATAAATGTATTGAGGCTTGAGTACGTCTACAGGCTCAGCATGACGGAAAATGATTAAGTGGCTACGGTGAACCTTCTTACCGTTGATGATCCACCAAGTCGGTTCGTAAAAGTGCAGGGTGTCCGGCTGGCTGGCAGCAGCACCGTCTAGCATTGGAGCTGTCCAGTACGGATCAACTTGTACGATCACTTTATAGGAACCTGCAGTCACGCCATCAATGTTGAAAGGCTTCTCGTAATAGTCTTTATCAGTCGAAATGACTTTAAACATTGCAATGCGAATGCCGAAAATTCGACCCTTACGGATGAATTCACGCATATTGAAATTGAGCTTAAATGCTTTGTCGTAAGCTTTAATGATTTTAACGGCTTCAGGATCTAGCTCGTCACCGTCAACGGTAACTACGTTATAGCCCTTGCGGATAGCGTCATCGGCTGGCATAGCACAAGCCTTATTCACTAACCAGTTTTGCGCCAAAATACCGCATAACTGAGCACCGATAAAACCTTGTGAAACATACCAGCCAACTACTGCATCGGAAACGGTATTCATACCGTTTGCGTACATTTTGAAATTAGCTACTCCATTGCTGGAGTCATCCATAGCGTATTCGCCATAGAACGCTGGCTGAGTCTTTTTGATTGCTTCCAAAGAGTCAGCCAATTTGAATCGTTTAGCATCGGGATCGAGAATATCGAACGCATGAGTGCTGAATAGGCTTTTACGAGCCTTGGGCTTGGCAGGTTCTTGTTGAACCTCTGTCTTTCCTTTTAGCCACTTAAACATAAAATCCTATCCAAAGAAACTCTTACGAGGAATCATTATTTCAGAAAACGCTCTTGATAGCGAGTCCACTTGGTCATCATGTGATCCATTAGGGAATATTCGCATTTCGTTTATCAAGGGTGCATTCCAATCGCCTCGAAGCATTAATACGTTACCGATATTAACTTGAGCAGCAAACGGCTCTGCTCTCGTAATTTTGTCGCCCGACTCGGGTGAGCTTTTGACAGTATATCCTGACAATGCTCGGGTTAGGTATAAGACTTGCGTTTTACCTGCCTGTCCCGGATCTTGCGGAATACTTACTTTGACCGCCCGTCCATCAAGCGCAGTCGTATTAACCATTGCTGCGTCACGCTGATCGGGACCCACACGCAGTCTAACCATATCTGCAATAACAAACCTGCCATCCGATAATCGCCCAAGTTTTCCTCCAGCCGTATAGTCACCGTCTACAGTGCTGGCTAAATCCCAGCCCCTGCACCATTTAATTTCGCCAGCAGGTATTGCGTCCACGATCTGTATTTGATCGGGTTTAAACAAGTCTCCGTCTAGTGGAGCAGGTCTCTGTTGATAGAGAGCTGCCCACGTCCTCGGATTACTTTCAAATTGAGCCCAGTGCTTCTCATCGAACCATTCGGTCCAAAGGTATTCACCGATCTGTCTGCCAAGGGGATCTCCCTCGTTTTCGCATTTAGCGGGTAAGCAGACAACTTCCCAGTAATTGCCATCCTTGCATAAGATTTTGCCGGACTCGCCTTTCCAGCCATCGGGAAGTATTCGTCCAGCGAGGTCATCCTCGTGCCAACGGGTTTGGATGAGGACAATCCAGCCTCCCGGTATCAAACGGGTCTTTAGATCATCCTCGAAAGCGTCATAGGTTTTATTACGGATTGTGTCCGAATTAGCTTGCTCACGTCCCTTGATAGGGTCATCAATGATGATTCCATGAGCTCGATTACCAGTAACGCCCCCGAGAATACCGCAAGCCATGTATTCGCTGCCGTTGTCCAGTGAGAACTCTTGAGCAGCCGAAGACTCGACTGTCAGCCCAGTTCCGAAGATCCCTCGGTATCTAGGCTGCTTAATGATTGATCGGGTGCGTCTACCTAGTTTTCGGGCTAGATCGTCACCATAGCTGGCTAGGATGACTTTACGGTTCGGAGCAGCCCCAAGGTATTTGCTTGGGAATACTACGGAAGCGTAGGTCGACTTAGCCGAGCCCGGGGGCATGAATACCATCATGCGCCCATGTTTTGTATTGGCTACCTCGTCCAGCTTGGATAAGAGTAGCCTGTGATGATGAGCCATTGTGGTTTCGATAGGCTCAAAGAATTCTGTATCGGGATCGTCCGTCATAGGTCGACCCGGCACTTCTATGGCATTGGCATACTGAAGGATGTCTGATCGGGCTTTACGCCTAATCAGCAACTCCCTAGCTGCCTCGGCTTGCGATAGCAAAGAGTTCCTCGTCTGTCATGCCCTGCAGATCTGAATGCTGCGGGTTATTAAGCTTGAGCACTTGCTCCTTGTTTGCATTAAGCAATCCCAAGGGAACTTTGCTGGCTTCATTGGCTAGGTCTTGCAATGCGCCCACTAGCTTGAGAGCGATCATTCCCTCTCCAGTGGTCAGCGATTCCTCATTGACGGTATTGAGTTGAGCATTAGCCAGTCCTGATAATCGATTGGCATTAATTGCTCCGAACTTACCTGCACTGGCAAGATTAAGACTGATTGCCTTTAGGTCATCTACGAAATTTAGTACGGTAACTTGTTCGGAAACTGGAAGGGCTTTTAAATTTTGCTCAGCCGTAACTAATTGATTTGAAACGGCTTTCATGGTTTCCACACGCTTTGAAAGTCGTTCGCTTATCGAAGTCTTACTTACCCCGTATTCTCGGGATAGATCCGCAGCCTTCTCGCCCTTGAGCATTCGGCTTTTGATTTCGTCCCACTGTTTGTCAGTGAGCTTTGAAGGACGTGCCATTAGCTGACTACTCCTCTCAGCGTATTCAAAATATACGATTTATTGCCCAAAATGTATCTTCCTTTTTTGTCTCCCTGTTCGGGATACACTTAGTTTAATACAATATCTGCGGGGGGTGGTTAGGCAGACATTAGAGGATGCGAGAAGTAGAGAGTTTTTCTGCCTTCTGCTCTACGGTTAAAAATCGCCAAATCTACGCCCCCCACCCTAATCTGCTTCCACGTCTTCAGCTTTGTAAAGTTTTTGATCCGTTTTGTAAAGTTTTGAGTGCAGCATTGTAATGTTTTTGGCTTGTTTCCATGCCTTTTGAGCTACTGAGTCTGCCTTCTTGTAAAAGTTTGCCCGGTTGATTCCTACCTCGCTTGCAAGGACCTTAATCGGGATCTTGCGTCCATTCCTGTATCCAGCCGAAATGTAGACCGCATAAAAAGCAATTTGCTCCACCGGATCAAAGCTGTCAATCACCAAAGTAAATGCTGGAAAATACTTGTTTAGCGGATAGTCGACCTCATGAGTGGCTGATCCTTCATTGAGCACCTTAGCAAAGCCGGGTGGGAGACGGGGACCGCCATACTTATGCGCTTTGGCATAGTGCCAAAAATTTACGCATATTTCCTCAAATTCAGGATCGGTAAACCGTCTGCTCATCAAGTTCCTTTTTAGGTGCTGGTTACGTTTATCCAGCGTCAGAGAAAGGAATTAACTGACCGATTCGGGTCAATCTTAATCGATCAGTCAGGGTCATGCAATTTTTCCAAGGGTGAGTTCCAACAAATACTCCTCGGTGACGTATGCCTTCTCGAAGGCTTTGCGTCCAAGTCCATGAATACCGGAATTGCCTCGATGATGTTCGGGGCAGAGGGCAATGACCGGAGCATTACTGCGCTTCCCGGCTCTACGGATGTGATGAATTTCAGCAGGTGTTCCTTCTCCGTATCCGAGGTAAATACAAAGGATGCACCCGAGACTCGCAAGTTTTCCAAAATGTTCTTTCTCGGCTTTAGTTGCCATACTTGTACCCGTAAGCCAACTGGCAAAATTGCTTTTCAAGACTATTGCTTGATTGCCAAAAAATATCGACAGGGCAATTATCCCGGTAATCCATAAATGCTTTGACAGCACAAAGCAATATGACCATGCAGATAATTAGTTTAGCAAGATTGAGAATATCTTTCATATCAATGCTTCCTCAAACTGTGACAGATCAAACTTTGGTTTTGGTTTGCGAACGCATTTAAAAGTCCAGCCAGGACGCAAAGCGCAAACTGCAAGAGCTTCCTCTTGTCTGCCAACAATTCGCATGACTTCGTTGTCTTCGTTTTTGATAACGTACATTGCATATCCTTTCGTGAATATATTCTTATCATACACCTATATTTTTATCTGCAGCCCATGCTTGGATGTATTCGATCAGCTCGATCATTTCGTTGATCGTCAGCTCTGAAGTCCTACGGAAAACGATGTCGACCCCATGACCGTCTAAGGCTGGCAGCATTTCGATTGGCTCTCCACGAGCTCGAAGCCATGCAGCCGTCAACAATCGCTTCCAAGTCTCTACGTCTCGCTTGGCTCCAGCCCATTCAAGTGCTTTGGCAATATCGGTAATCAACGCATGAAGTTTGGCATTCTGAGCAAGGCTGCGGGTAATTGGTTTGATCTCTATTGCGTAGCCTTCCGGGGCTTCTGCTACGGCAATTTTTGCGTTGGACCTAGCAACGTCATGAGCCAGTATGAAATATTTTCTCAAAAAGGACTCCCCCCAAAAACTTCACCTTCTAGGAATCTAAGGTATTTGTTTTGGTGTTCTAGGTGTTTCAGTAGCTCATCATACTTGCCCCGCCAAAAATCAGCATCATTTATTTCCAACTCCCCCACTCGCCCCGATTGCCCAGTCTCCACTGGACGATAAAGTCTTCCTCGACTTGTAGCTTTAGCTTTTGCCTTAGTGGTGAATTTATCCATAACCTGTATTCCTCTAAACCCCATTCGTGTCTGTATCTGAGAAGCTGCCGAACTAAGCAGCGATATTTGTGCGCTTGTTCGCTAATCGGCATTGATCCGGTCCGGGTGGTACTGGTAGGACCAAACTTGTTTCCTAGCCCGGATTGTCGTATTCGGAACGATTTCCCGAGTAACATATCGCTGCCTACGCAAGTGGCACAAAGCCATAGCGATTGCAGCCGATGTTAGGTTGGTTTTTTCTCGAATAGCCGATAAGGTCAAAGGCTTTTTTTCTTTGACAAAGACTGCTCGAACCTTTACCAGTGCGTTTGAACTTTGCTTTTCCATTTACTTTCCCATCATTGCAACTGATTTTTGTTTGAATGAGGAGGTGAATTCCCTCAATTTTTCCAGTGCTTCCTCTTTTGCCTTGGCTGCTGCAGCAATCTCGGCTTGAGTCGGCTGCTTGGTAATTAAGGTATTTGGCTTGCTTGGAATGCGAGGACCGTCATTGCATAGATTTTTGAACGCCAATGCCGAAGGAGGGAACTTAGGGTCCATGTGCAGCAGGGCATAGTCAATCTTTGGCTTGTAGGTTGCATGAACTCCCAGCAGCTCCAGCCACGTTTGACGGACCAATCCATGATCTACCCCATCCCAATG